CGCAAAATTTTTTAATTGTGATCCAGCAGATATTTTATTTCCACCAATTAAAATTCCTTTAACAGGCTATTGTGATTTAATTAAAAAAAACTCAGACAGCAATGTTTGCGAAGTAAAGATTAAATATACAGATAGAGAAGAAGTTTTGTGTCCTAGAGATTTTTATTCTAATGCTAAAGAAATAAAAGCAATTAAAATTAATTCGCCTAACTCAATTTATAATAACCATATTTTTTATTATTATTTTACAAATATTCAAGAAACAGATTGTGAAAACAAACTTTGTTTTTTTGGTGTTGAAAATGAATTATCTGAATTATTACCAAGTACAGATTATTATATTGGAATTTATGAAAACCACAGAGGTATAACTAAAATATTAAATCCTGACCCATATAGAAACAAAGAAACTATTTTAGAAAATCCAAAAATTAAATTTATTACTCCTATTGTTGGAATAGTTAATGTTGAAAAAGTAAAATTTAGTCCAGCAGCTGAATATAAAATTAAAAAAATAAATGAAAATGAAGAATTAAAAGAAATGGAAAAAAAATTAGAAATTGCAGAGCAACAATGGTGGATCACTAATCAAAAATTAAGTGGCAATACTAATACTGTATCAAAAAGTAAAATTTCTGAAATGGATAAAATGTATAAAGATTTAAGAAAATTAAGAATGAAAGTTGATCAGCTAAGACGAGCAGCAGCTATAAAACAACAAATGGAACTTAAAGAACTGCTTGATAATATTGAAACCGTTAATGACATTAACCTTCCAACAGAAAATAAAAAATTAGCATAATGGAAAGAAGCAAAGTTAAATCAGATATATTTCCTAAATATGATGAAACATACGGACAAGTAAAATGGATGAACCAACACGATGTTTGTGTAAAATATGCAAAGTTTGGAGTTACAAAACAATTTCTTGCTTACAACAGATCAAATCAATTTAGAAAAAGAAAAACTATTACTAAAGATGATATTCTTTTAGTTAAAAGAACTGGTATTTGTGGTTGCAAATATAGAAATGATACTACTGATAAATTTGTCAAAAGAGTTTTTGGAACAGATAACATTATTGAATTTGAGAACAAAACTCCCAACGCTTCCAACACTCACAACAACAAGAACACTTCCGACAATTTTGGACAATAACCATAATTTTTACTTGTAGAATAATACCCAGCGATTATATGGGTATTAATGCAAATAAATAATAAAATTTTACACGATCCATTAAACGAAAAAGCTTTACCGCTATTTGCTACAAAACTTTCAATCAATCATTACTCACCTACTCAGCAATCTATTTGCGATAGTGCTTGGTTATACAAATACATAATCCTAACTCAGGAAGAGCGTAGATTATTACCAGCAAATTCACAAATGAAAGCTGGTGTTTTTTGTAATAACGTTCTTCAATATTATTATGCAAATACGATTTGGAAGTTTGGACCACAAAGAAAACTAACACCTACAGAAAATAAATTAAAAGCTACAGACAAACAATTAATTATAAATCAAGAATTAGCAGAATTTAAATCTTACGAACCTGTTGACGATAAAGACAGAGAAAAAAAAGAAAAATATGAGGACGAACTTTTATTGGTCCTTAATAATGGTTTTGCTGCAATGGATGATCTTAACCTTTCTCATCATACCGTTGTTAGTGAAAGACAAATCAGTATTGATCAATCCCAATCTAAACTATTGGTGCCTATCGTTGGTCGAACTGATTTTGAACTTGGCAATGCTGGTAGTTCTCTCCCAACCTTTCTAACTACTGGTATTGTCGAGTTAAAAACAATATGGAGCAAAGTTGGTAAAATAAAAGCTAATGGTGATAGAAGTTTTATTTCAGCTAAAATACCAAACAAACCTAGTTTTAATCATTTAGTGCAAGTTGCGATGTACGCAGCTTATCATAATTTTTCTGTACCAGTTTACTTAGTTTATTTAACTAAAGATGAATATAAAATTTTTGATAGCAGCAATTGTAGAGAATTAACTCAAGAAGGTTTGCAACACTGTTTTAAAATTCTTTGTAATACTTTTAGACGTAGAGAAAAAATCTTAGCACAATATGAAGATTTGACTAAAGAAGAAATTATTAAACACGCAGTAGCAATGATTGATCCTAATTTTGATCATCCATTTGCTTGGTCTAATTTAAGTACTGAACAACTACAACACGCAAAACAACTTTGGAATTATCAATGAGTTTTAATAGTCACGAATTTTATAAACAGCTTAAAGCTGAACAAAAACAAAAACGAGACGAACTACTATTTAAATTAGTGATCGTCCTAATAGGAACAATACTAATATGGCTAACAATAAAATAAAAATAGATGATTTAATTTCTACCATTAGCGATTTTAAAAGTACCGCTAAAGGTCAAATGATTAATATACATCAAAAAGAATATGCTACCGTAGCTCATAGGCTTGCGGTTGCTAGACGTAACTTAGGTTTAAAACTTTCCATTCAAACTGAATTAGTTAGTGCTGATGAGAATACAGTAACTATGAAAGCATCAGTATTTATTGATGATAAATTAATCGCAACTGGTTATGCAGAAGAGAATAGAAAAGCCTCAAGAATTAATCAAACAAGTGCATTAGAAAACGCAGAAACAAGCGCCTGTGGACGTGCATTAGCATTTTGCGGAATAACAAATGACAATATCGCAAGTGCAGACGAAGTATCTGCTGCAATAGAGCAGCAAGACAATAAAATCCAGCAATGTTTATCTGACTTAAACTCAGTATCTCACGCTGGTTCATATCAACAGTGGTTAACTAATAACAAAAGTTTTTTAGCGGATTTGAAAAATAAAAATCCAATGAGCTATGAAAAATTTATGGTTCGTTTCACTGAAATTAAAAACCAACTCAAACAAAAAGGAGCTATCCAATAATGAGTGATAAAAAAGAAAGACCACAACTCGGTCTAGCAATACCAGTAACTAATAAGGCTAAAGAAAGTTCTTACGACCTTAAAGGTTCAATAGTTATCAATGGCAAAAGCTATAGGTTTGGTGCCTACAAGGCGCAAGCTAAAGGTGGTGGCAAACTGGAACAAGGTCAAAACTACTATTATTTTCACAGAGTAGAGCCAATGGAAGATAACAATACATCTTTCGATCCAGCTAGTCTGGAGGCATAAAATTATGGATCCACTTAAATATAAGTCAGTAGCCATAAATTTTAAAACTTACAAAATGCTTGAAGAGCTATCTCAAAAAAAATTCGAGTTGCCTATCAGTATGAGTAAAACGGTAGAGTTCTTTATTCAAAAAGGACACGACGAGTTTAAAACAAATGCAAATAGAAAAACTCAGTAAAGAACTAAAAAAAATCCGTAAATTAAAAAACGATGAGTACGGATCATTTAATCAGCAAATGCAAAAAATTGCTGATGCTTGGTCCTTACTTATCGGAAAAAAAATTAGACCGCACGAAGTTTGTCTTATGTATGCAATGGCTAAATTAATTAGATGTATGCAAGAATATAAATACGACAGTTACATCGATGCAATTAACTACTTGGTACAAGCAGATGAAATTCACAGAGAAGATGTGTCATCGTTGGTCGATAGTTACTTTCCAACAAAAACAAAAACCGATGTCTCTATATGAGTTTAAGTTACAAATTGAATTTGCTGGATATGACACTTTTTACAAAACGAAACACATTAATAAACTTTACAATATTTATTTAAATGACTTGGAAAAACAGAAATCAAAATAACGTGGTTGAATTTCCTAATGCTGAAAATAGAGAACTAATGGAACAAAAGAAAACTTTAGCTGAAACTGTTTTAAGTATCGAAAAGAAAATGGATTGTCCTTACTGGGATATACAAATGTTCCACGACAAAGAATTACAAGTTATGGCAAATTTTGGTGAAACGATAAAGTTCACAGAGAAAACTGCGTCTCGAATAGCAGCAGTACTATCAACCTTTATATTAAAAAAGCAATCAGAGGAGGATTTATTTAAATATGAACTCTAGAAAAAGACGGCACTCTTTAACAGTGCAAACAATGTTTGATCAAACTAAAGGACCATACGCACAACTAAACGGTACTTGGTTTGTAAAGAAAATAGAAAATGAAGATGTTGTTTTTATGCAAACTCAAGGCAAAAAGTTTGAGGAAATAACTCCACAATGTTTTGAAGTTACAATGCAAAACTCAAAGACATTACCTGTAGAGGAAATAAAAAAATCTTTAGAAAAATTTAAGGAGGCAACTAATGCACTGTAAATCATTAAGAACGGCTGAACACGAACAAATGAATAAAGTTATTGGAACTAACCTTAGATTTTTAAGATTACTTAATAGACTTAGCCAACAAAAATTAGCAGATAAATTACATTTAAAATTTCAACAAATTCAAAAGTATGAAAACGGTGTAAATCAAGTTTGTGCTTATAGACTATTAAAATTATCTGAGATCTTAAAGGCTCCTTTAGAAGCTTTCTTTGACAAAGATTATATTTCTAAGATGCACCAATTAAATAAAATCACTTATGAAGATGGATCCGTACCTGTAGGTAAAAAGTTCTTTGACATATATGCCAGACAAAAAACCTTAACAAAGCAATACGATGAAGCTGTATTGCAAGATCAATTGAAAGGTTTAAATGGCTAAGATTTTAAAAACCATAAATGCCGATGCAGCTCTGATTATTGAAGAAACTTTTTCAAATGAAGATCAAGCTGCTGGCAATGATGAACCTGAAAAAAGAGAAGTTAAAGTATCAGAAATAAAAATTAACAATACAAAATGGAAAAGAATAAATGAATGAAAAGTATATTCCTCAGGTAGATTATAATTTACCTTATGACAGTAAAGTACAAAGATTAAAAAGACGCTATCAAGGTTTGTCCAGAGTAGCTGCAAGTATAAATGATTTATATATCTATGGAGTTTATCCAAACAACTATCCTAATTTAACTACTGTATTAGAACAGGCAAAAGATCACGTTAAGGCAATAATTAAAGAAACAAAAAAAGAGATAGCTCTGATTGAAGAGCCATCAAATAATTATGACTTAACTCCAAATGATAAAATAGAGGAAATAGAATAATGAGTGACCCATACATAAAAGAAATTGTAAAACAAAAAAGTAATTGGATTGAAGATATTACTA